TTTTGCGAGGATAACACAAAATCTCAGTGATTGCACACCCCTCCGGGGCTGGCCAAAACTGCATGCGGCCCTCAATCAACGCATGCACAATATCTTCAAATTCATGTGTCCCGCCGCTGTATTCCATCGCCGCCTCAATCCAAGGCCGGCACCGCTCCAACTCACCCTCAAACGTCATGCCCTAATCCTTGTGATTGAGCCGGCGCATACGCCGTCGCTGCGGCAGCCTGCAAGAAGCCAGACGTGCTGTCCGTTGCCCACATAACCTCAAGATAGTCCCCCGCCGCCATCTGAAACACGGCAGACCGCGACACCACAAAACTTGCGTCATTCTGATGCAGGTTCGCGCGGATCGTGCTGCCCGGCATGTCTGATCCGTTCACGCGCGGCCAAAACCGGAAATCAACGGTTGAGGATGACGTGGATGTGATCTGCGCTGAAAACGCCAAGAGATATGTGCCGCCCTCCTCAAATACGATGCGCGACGCTGGCGTCCCCAGGCTGATGCCGTCTGCCATTGCAGGCGCGTCATATGTGATTGCATACGCCGTGTTTGCGGCTGCCGCCGTTATGTCGGCATCCTGACCAAGAAACGCGTATCCGTCCGCAAGAACAATTTGGCGGAACTCGCCGCCCTTTGACACGACTGGATATTCGTTAATGTCATCCCACATGATGATGCCATCCTGCGACGCCTTGGCGGATGCGCTCTTATAAACCAATTGCGAAATTGACCTTTGCAGCCAGCGACGCAGATCCTCGGCCCAAGCGAATATATTTGTGCCAACTGGCGGAATGCCTCGCGTTGTCATCTGCGGCCACCAGGTGTCACATCAAGGCGCATCACGCCAACGCGCCAGTTTTGGTTGCCCACAGCCTCAACGCGCATCCTCACCTGCCTGCCGGTAAACCTGACGCTGGTTGGCGTTGACATCGTATATGGTCCGTATGATCGCTCTGGCCCGTTTGGATAGAAGCGCGTTTTGAATGTTGCCGTCACCTCGCCCTGCGTCTTTTCGTCTGGGATAAGATCCGTCGCGCACATCATCTGATCACCAGCGCCAATGCTAATCGGCCCGCTTTCCGCATATGGCGTCAAATCGCCATGCGTGAAACCTGTTTCATGGTTATACGCGACGCCTGTCTTGCTGAACATTATCGGGGTTTCAAACACGCCGCTGCTGATGCCTGATGATCGATCAAGCTGGCCGATAGACCAGTGATTTTCGATGTAATTATATGCGACATAATTGTCGCAATCTTCGCCCACAGGGTAAAACCACCAAACCTCATTGCGCGTGCCAAGCGTCACTGCATGCACTTTGCTGATTTGGCTTTTGTTGATGTTGCTAAACACATGGTCTGACACGTCACACGGCATGCGCTGCACGGCGCCGCTGCTAAACGAAAAGAACCCGTTTCGCCCCATCCACATCGCGCCACCGTTCACAGATGCGGCCGCCTTGCGCGAGATCGTCCCGCAGTCGGAACCCACCCGCTCAAAGCCGTAGACAAACGGCGGGCCGGAATATGTTGCCGTGTGCGCGTCTTGGTTGGTGAGGATCAGTGCTTGGCCGCGCACGCGGATGCCACACATGATTTGCCCGTTTGTTTGCAGAGGGATGTCGCCAGCCTCGTTGGTGGCAAGCGGCGTCCACGTCGTATTGTCCTCTCGATCAGACCATTGCACCTTGCGTGGATCCCCGCCAGCGCCAAGCGCAAACAGAAACCGCTCATCTGTGACCATCAGCGCCAAACAGTCTGTCGGCGCATTGGCAATCGCCTGAGCCGGTGTCGCCGGGTTTAGCTGCCACTCATACAGCACGCCATCTGCGTCAGAGCATGCAACCAGATACTCGCCCCATGTGTCTAAAGACCATGACGTTGCAAGCGCCGGGTCGCCGGATGCGTCGCGCGGGGTTCCGTAATATCGCAAGCCATAGAAACCGCCACCATAGCCAAGATTTTGCGCCGCGTCACGGATGCCATCCGTCAGACCAGCCGGCGTGATGTCCGTCACGGTCCCGCCTGCGGTTATGCTGTAAAGCGCGTCGTATGCTCCGGCAGCAATGCGGATGTCGTTGGAATTATCTTGCCACGCGACAGACCCACGGATTGGGTTTGAGGCAAGGTCAAACCGTGTCGTCCACCCACCGACTGGAGCCATCACGCCATCAGACCACCGCACCAGATTGGCATCATTCCAACGCCCGGCGGCTTGCATGTCTGTGCCGTTGCGATACACGCCGGGCGGGATGCTTATTGGTGTCAATGCCATTGATATGCCCCAATTGGTGCCTAGTTATGCCCAGGGCGTGCCAGTAGCGCTGGCTGGGTTTTTCTGCGCTTCAATCTTTGCCGCCAGTTTGGCTTGCATCGCGTCCTTGTCGATCTCAGCCCACACCCAGCCAAGCACATCAGCCTCGGTCACGTTTGCATATGGCTTGAAGCCCGGTGCGGATGCGTCAGGGGTAAACCCAACGGTGCCATATGCTGATTGTGTGTAATCGCCATCTGATGCACTGCAACGCCAGTGTGCGACTGTGATGCCACCTGTTGCAATGTCATGCTCGCATGTTGCGATGGTCCATGTGTAATCGGTCATTTGCGTCTCCTTTAAATGGCTGCGATAATAAATGCCAATAGTTCAGGATAACGAACACCCATACTGCTGCGTTCCTCACCTGTTTCTTCGTCTACCCAAGTGGAATGGATAAACATGGCGTAACGATTAGCATCCAAGCCTTCAGCAGTGAAAGCATCCTGCAAGTCCTGTGCAATGATACCGAAGTGAATGCGGGCAGCATCACCCTTTTCAGCTACAGAATCCTTCCAACGGAACTTACGTAGCAGACCTTTGCAAGCCTGTGCTACACGGGTTTCAGCTTCCGTCAGTTCCTCAATATCCTGCTTTTCATTACGATCAGAGGTTTGGATTGTGGCATTAACGGCATAGATGTCGTCAAACCTGTTGCTGCTGTTGCCAAGATCAACATCGCCATCACCTTGAGGGACAAAGGCACCAGTGCCATCGCCAGACGCAGTGCCAAACATAGCAAAGTCGCCGTTGTCATTCTTAAACTCTATACCAACACCTGCCGTAGAACTTGTGCGCTCCAACCGCATTATCTCGGAAGTTGTGCCTGAGACCTGAAATTTTCTTGCAGGGCTGGCTGTGCCTATGCCTACATCACTCGCAAAGTATCCACCACCAGCTTGGTTGACCCAGAATTTATCAACCAAGGTTGCGCCAGTGGATGAACGGAATACTTTGTTGTTTGCATTCCCACCCGTATCAAATGGATAAATCCACTGGAAGCCAGCATTAGGATTTTCCCCAGTATAACTGTTTATTACACGGCACAAATAACCAGTTCTTCCAGATGTAACAGCAACATTGACGCCATAGTTGATTTCACGACCACCGATTGTCGTTGGGTCAGTGCTTCCCGGAGTAATTGTCAGTGGTGCCTCTGGGGTGGATGTGTTTATGCCAACATAACTATTACTGCCTTGCAAGAAGAAGGCATGGGTGTTGGTGTCAGACTCAATACGGAAATCAAGGTCAGCACTTGTCTCATTGAATATAGTGCCAGTGCCATCAACGAAACGCATGTATTCTGGGCTGGTGGAAACAGGGCGGAAATACATGGTATCAGCATTAAAAAATATAAAATCTGGCTGTGTTGCTTTTGAACCACCAGTTAAAACCACACTTGCCCCAGTGGCAGTGGTTGAACCACCTCTGATAATCAGTTGACCGATGTCATCAGTCCGAGTGACCGTTGTGTTATCTGCTCGTGATAAATATATTTGCCCTTCAAAATCAGAATTACCATTCATGTCCAAGCTGGTGCCTGTGACTGACGTAAACGTTCCTGCACCAGCAGATGCACCGCCAATTGTCACGCCGTCGATGGTGCCGCCGTTGATGTCGGCAGATGTGATTGCAATGGACGCAATCGTGCCGCCCTCAACCTTGTCGCCGCTGATTTGGTTGTCGGCAAGCGTGAGCGTCCCGGCCGAAACATCCAGCGTCTTGCCCGAGCCAACCGTGATATTGGACGTGGCAATCGTTGCGCCATCAATGGTGCCGCCGTTGATGTCGATGTCCGTGATCGGGCTGTCGCCGCCAAGCAGGGCGTCAATGCTGTCCAGATCTGTGTTTAGCTTGGTTCCCCAGGTGTCGTCGCTTGCGCCTACCTCGGGCTTCACCAGTCCATAATTCGTCGTGCTTGTATCGGCCATCGGTCTATCCCTACGCTGCCTGTGTCCAAATTTCCGCCGTGCTAGACGCCGGCGTCCAATCTTTTCCCGTGTCGGCCTGGCCCGACCATGACGCTGACGTGTCGGGCTGATCTGCCCACGCCGTTTCAGCGTCTGCTTGCTCGGACCATGTCTCCGCCGTGTCTGCGTCGGCCCCCCATTTCAGGCGGCCATTGGCTGACACTATACACGAAATTGCAGAAGATGCACGCGCGGCCTGAACTCTGTTCCCCGTAACCAAAACTTCCGACGAAACGTCAACCTGCGCGCCAGCCTGATACACCATCAAGGATGACGCAGAGCATGTGGCTGCCACACCAATCTGAGACCCAGACTGCCTGACGCGCGTGGCGGCCGCTGAGATGGCCGCTGACGGTTGTATCTCTGACGCGCTCTCTCTAATCCTGACGGCGCCAGATGCCAGCCCAGAGGCCGCTGTGATCGCGCTAGACGCGTTTCTAATTCTAACAGCCGAGACTGACACTGATGACGTGGCGCTGACTGCCGCTGATGCAGGCCGAACGCGCTCGCATGCAGCCAATACACTCGCGGCAATGTCAATCTGCTTGGAGATCTCCCTGACGCGGGTGGCGTCAGCAGACAAAGCAGCCGAAGCAGAGACAACGGCGCTGGCGTCAAATACGGTGCCGTCAAGCCCATACGATCGCGCGCCATAGCCCGCCGTGCCGTATCCGCTGCGATACACCGTATCCATGACGATCAGTCTAGCGTGATGTCAAGGTCGCCCGCAGGGATGCGGAACACGTCGCCGGTGTCGATCGTCTTGTTTGTGGTCAGGTCGCCGTATGCGATCAGGTTGCCGCCGCTCAACGCGTCAAACACGCCGACAGCCACGACCGTCCCCCAGGATCCGCCAGCCGTTGGCCACTCGACCGCCGCGCTGTTGCTTGCCGTGTTGCCAGACACAGTGAACGTCGCAGCCTTGCGGACGTAAGACGTGCCGCTGACTTCGGTCCCGCCGCCGGTGTCGGTCGGGGCGACAGTGTAAAGAGCCAAATACCAAGCCGTCGGGCGCGCCGGTGACGGTGACCCGGTCGTCAGCAGCCACGTCAGCGTGCTGGTCTCAAAGCTGTTGGACAAAGACATCAGGAAAGCCCTCTTATTTTAAGGCGCAGACCCGTCCCGCTGAACCGCGCGGCGTCCGACGCTGTGTTGATCATTTCGACAGCAGATTGAAACATGCCGCCCCAGATTTGGATGCGCGCGTCATCCTTCAAATATGGCGCGCTGTGCATCAGTGCGCCGTAAAGATATGCGTCTGGCGAGTCAGCCAGCAGCCAGTTGCTGGTGTTGCTGTCAGACAACGCCGGGATCTTCGCAAAATACAGAAGCTCGCCGGTGTATTCTGCATCTGGCGTCGGGAACAGCTCGAGCTGCCCGCCAGTCATCGCATAATACTGCGGCCGGCCAGATGTATCCTGCGCACGATACCGACGCTGGACCATTTCGGCTTGGCTGATCAGCTCAAGCGGATATGTCGGCGCGTCGCTCAGGTAAAACCTGATGGTCTCAACCCAATCGGCTGGGATGGCGCTGTATTGCGTATCAAGCGGCGCCGTGGATCTGCTTTCCATGCGCCAATGGCGGATGCGGCGCGACATATCCGCCTCAGCCAGCGCAATAAACGTCGGAACAGCCGCCGCGAGATCATCCCGGTTCAAAAAATCAGCCACCGCCGACTGCAATTCGCTGTATGTCGTGATTGCCAATTTTAGCCCCCAAGCTTACATTCGCGCCAATATAGCACATTTTGCAGGATTTGCCACATCAGTCCTCTGGCTCGAAATCCTTACGCTCCCAAGCCTGACAGACACGCAAATTGTGGCAAATGAAATCCAATTTCACGCAATAGCCGCGCCCGCCGCCGTCCATGTCAAAATCCGTCAGCGGGATCTTCTCCATCAGCTTCATGGCTTCCGGCGTGTTGTCGAAATACTCGCAATTTGCGCAAAACAAGCGCCGCGCCTGCTTTTCCGGCACCATCATCACGTCGGCAAAGCTGGACCAAAATTCCTTGTTTTCGGTCGGGTCAACAGATGTCTCCTCCGGCCCAAGATGCCAATTCTCCATCGCGTTCTGCATGTTGGCTTCGTTCTCATCCGCAGAGACAATGCTGCGGGTGTAGATCATATCTACCGCGTCCCGATCTTTCATTTTTTCTTCCCCTTAGCCTTGCGCGCGCTAGACAAGGCAATCGCAACAGCCTGCTTCTGCGGTTTGCCAGCCTTCATCTCTGCGCTGATGTTCTTGCTGATGGTTTTCTGGCCGTAGCCCTTTTTAAGCGGCATGGTGGTGTCCTTTCATATTGCACATTTTTTCACTATGCGATAATATGTTTAAACAATTTGCAATGGAGGGCAAAATGCGTGACGAAGATGAATACCTTGACCCAATTAGAGCCGCAATCACTGCGCTGGCATACTTGCTTTGGAAAGAAAGCGACGACCTGCCGCCAAACATAGAAGAAGCGATCGACGACATCATGGACATGATCGAATAGGTCAATTTCGGCTCCAATAATCAGACAATAGGCCGCGCGCATAGTCGTCTGCGGCCTTTTTTCCTTCTGACGCCAACAGGTCGCCATACGTTGACGCCTCATCAACCCACTGCTGATCAATGTTTTGATAAATCCTTGGGTTCCCCATGTATGATTTTATGTCTTTTGGCAAAGCATACGTTTTGCCGCCGGGCGCAATTTTCTGGAGCGCCGTGTCGCGCGCGCCGATCCACCAAGGCAGCTCATACCCCAGCGTCATGTTTTGAGTGCCTTCGGCCATTGGCAAATATGCGCCATATGATGGATGCTCTTTTGACCTGACAATCCCGCCAGACGCATCCGGCTCGCTCATGCGATATCCAACGCTCAACGCGTCTGATTTAACAAGATCAGGGTTTGTCACGGCGAATCTAACGGCAGAAACGTCAGGCATCCCCAGCGCCTTAAAATCAGCCCCATCAAACGCCTTGATTATCTTTGCCCTCGTCCCGCCTTTTTGCCCTGAAAGCCAATCCGCAAATTGGTCAGATGCAACGCTCGGAACGTCTTTCAGTTTTGGGAATTTCTTGGAAATCAGATCGTTGATTTTCGCAACGTCAGCACCAGACGGCGCAGCGTTTCCAGACATTTTAACCTTTGTGGCTGCACCATACACGTCGGACATATGCTTTGAGAAATCGCCAGACCTCTCGCCCATTGGCATGTATGCCAAAAGAGACCTGATGCCCTCTGGAACCTCCTGCAATGCGTTTGCCTTCGCCGCCATCGCAGTTGGCTCGGATGCCCATGCCCGCAGCAAATCCATATACTCTGGGCCGCCATATGTGACCCCAGGCGTGCGCAAAATCAAATCATTGATCTGCTCAATGGCCCTGTTCGCTGATGTCCTGTCGCCAGTCGCAAAATAAATGCGGTCGTATATTTTCTGGATTTCAGATGGAGACACCACATTTGGCGACATCAACCCACCAAGATCAGTCCCGTAAACCTCAAACTCATTTGGGGCCACTGTGTGCTTCGTTGCCGAATATGGGCTAAACATCGCCGGATCTTTTGCACGACCTGCGTTTGGGTTTGCCGGGTCAAAATAATCAGAGCCAAGAATTGAAAAGCTGCCCGGCTGCCGGCGGATAAGCCCAGCACGCAACGCGTCATCCGGCGCTACGCCCATTGCGCTGCCACCCTGCATCAGACCAGCAACGCCAAGAGCTTCGCCAGTCATGTCTTGCTCTGGGATCAACCCGAGGCCAGCCGCGCCCGGCGCATCAAAGGCCCGAGCGGACCCGCTCACGGCGCCCGTAAGAAAACCCGGAACAGCAAATTCAGCATCGCCAGATTTCCACGCATCCCACAGGCTCATGCCCTCTGGGCGAACAAATGGCATAATGTCAGACCGAACCATGCCCGGATCAGTCTCGCCAACATTCATAAGCAGGCCAACTGGCGATGATTTCTCCCGATATTGACGGATCAAATCGTCGCGCTGCTCGCCGACAATGCCAAGCTCGTCCATCGCACCAAAAAACGAATTGCGATCAAGGTCTAATATGCCAGCCATGCCTGCCCCCAAAAATACAGGGCGAACATATCACATCAGGCAAT